CGCCCATCTCGGCGGTACCCCACACGGAGAAGACGATGACGGCGGGTAGGAGACATCAGACGTCTGATCTCCCCCATCCGTTGTGATCATTTCGTAACCTTCAATCTCATGTAAGCTTCGTAGGGCGCCTGTGTGTGCGTGTCTGTGGGGTAGTGTGGGTTGGGGGGTTTTGTGGCTGTGGTGTGGCTGTGGTGGGCTTGTGTGGGGTGGTGTGGGTTGGGGTGGTGTGTGGTGGTGTGGTACAGGGTGGTTTGTGGTTGGTTTCACAGGTTTGGGGGTTGATGGGTTGTGTTGTTTATGGTATGGGCATGGGTGTCTATGATCACATTTGACATGACACGTTTTGTGTGCAAGGGGTTGACATGGGTTGTGTTGTGTGGTATGGAGTTCTTTATGGCGCAGCTCACACATTTTCATGCTTGTGTTCTGGTGTGCGGGCGTGTAGGTTGGTATGACATACGTAAGGAGTGCGCCATGGACTATGATGTTCAGTACCTTGAAGAGGCGAAGGAGCCAATGACATGGCTTCGTTTCAAGACCACTTACTTGAGGACATTTCATGACATTTATACAGATGAGATCCGTGAGATTTTTACTCTTGTCAATCACCTGCCTCTGAGCGAGACCTCGGGGCGCTACTGCATCTGGTATTGTCCAAACAAAGCCACTTATGTCGGGTTCGATCGTAAGTTCGGGTGGTTCTACACCGAAGTCTTCTCCAACGAGTTCATTTACGTCGACTCCTCTACAATCTCGAACATCGTTTGCGACGAAGCTGTTCGAGCAGAGACAGGCATTTCGGATTCCCGAACATAAGCGCCACCTAATCACCTGATAGCCCGCACATATTGATGACAACGTGTCATATAAAGTATCTGACAACATGTCATTAACAAGTGCATATGATCGCATGAATAAGAGATACGAATATGTGCCCCAGTTCACTCTGACAACCTGTCACATAAGTAGCGATCAACGCCCACCTGCCGACATACTGGATCTACAACTCAATATTCCAACCCATCCCAGAGCAAAGGAGAACCCAATGGACATCAAGGTCAAGGTCAGCAAGGTCGAGGAGGCCGCATGGGCCCTCACTGCCGCCATCCGGTCAGCCGAGGATGATGAAACTGTCAACGACTTGGCCAAGAGCGCGATTGAGGTTGCACAGAGTTTGATTTACCTGGCAGCAACTCAGGATGATGACACGGTGTCATGGATCTGTCGCGACATCATCACCTCCCTCCGACTGACCAAGTGGTCGGTCAGGACCCGCCGGATCGCGGCGGACGAGGTGGAGGCCCTCGCGGACGCCTGCACCGCCTTGTGCTGGTAGAACCTTGAACTAACCGCCCGGTCGGCGCAAACCGACCGGGCGGTTAGTTATTGCCTCACCTACCAACCGACCATTAGGTTGATAGTCACTCACATCAAAACCTACCGACCGGTCGCCAAATTTTTTCCTTAATTAACTACCCGGACCAAACAAAGTGACCCGGCCGTAATAAACCGCCCGGTAGGACAGAAACCTACCGGGCGGTTCATTCAATACTCAATCATTGGACCTGCGCCGTCTGCCACGGCTCCTGCCACGACGCGTTCGCCAACACCGGTACCCGGTGCACGGCGATCACGTCCATCCAGCACCGGCCCATATCATCAGGGCAGTACACGAACGCCCTCACCTGCTTCATGTTGGCCAACTCAATCAGGTTGAGAGGCGCCTGAAGGATCACCGCCATCATCTCGTAGGACGACAACTTGTTGATCGTCGCCGAGCTCCTGTACTTCACGTTTGTGGTCGCCTGATACTCGATACCCAGCTGGAGACGGGTCGTGTCATGTGCGTCGCCCACGAAGTTCTCGCCACGGATCTGCACTGTGACAGCCATATATCTGGCCCAGGATTTCAGCCACGGGGTAGTGACAGTACTACCTTGCGACAGTTTGATCGTCGAATCTTCCACCAAAACCCCGTTGTGGAGGCATACTTTCAGCTGTTCATACGAGTAGTAGGCAGACTGCTGGGCGAACGCCGGCACGTACGCTGAATGCCCCGGGTCGCCCTTGTCGCCTTTCTTCCCCGGGTCGCCTTTTTCTCCTTTCTCACCTCTGTCCCCCTTGGGGCCTTTCTCGCCAGGATCGCCCTTGTCTCCCTTGAAGCCTCGCTCACCCTGGTCACCCTTGGCCCCGCGCTCTCCCTTGAGGCCACGCTCCCCTTGCTTGCCGTCCTTACCGTCTTTTCCGGGCGGCCCTTCCAGCCCAACACCGATAGGACCACGACGGCCACGTTCTCCTTTGTCCCCAGGGGGCCCAGGAGGGCCTTCGGGGCCTTCAGGGCCACGGTCCCCTTTGTCTCCTTGAGGGCCTCTGATGCGCCCGGCTGCGATCTGCTCGTAGATCCGTGAGGCAGTGTCCTGTACACCCTGTACCTGCCGCTCGATCTCGGTCAGGTGCGCCGGCGACACCGGGTAGGAGGAGATCAAGTTGGTGATACGGTTTTCGCCTTCATGGATTTGGCAGTGCATATCGATGATGGGGACCCGCATCATGCCAGCCATCCGGGCGAGCACGACGTGGTACGTCCACGGGGGCGGGGGGTTGGTCATGTCGCCAGGTGCGTGGACGGGGACCGAGAACTCGCCGTGCACTTTCTCGGTACGGGGCTCGACGATGACGCCGTCGTCGGCGATGACGACCCTGGGGTCGGGGCTGATGGTGAGCGTGCCCGTCGCATCCATCCCGGATGAGTCGGTTACACGCCCGGTAATGAATGCGACGGGCATTTAAATCACTTCTTTTCCAGGATCTCGATAATGCGGGCGTTCTGGGCCTCCGCGTGCTTGACGGCCTCCCGAATCGCACACATCTCCTGCCACGTGGCGCGCGCGTACCAGTTCATGTCGCCCGCAAAGTTTTTGCCTTCCTGGCCGCTACGGAACAGTTCGTAGATGGCCTTGAGGTACTCGGTGCTCTCACTCATGTCAATATCATCTCCATTTTCGCTGTCACCGCGGTACCGGATGACCCGGTACCACTTGTATCCAGTTGTGAAAGGGTGGGACCAGTAGTCGACGGCGCGTACCTCGCCGCCGCTGTCGCCCCTGTACCCGTCGATTGACCCGTCCTCAGCGATCCAGGCCTCGCACAGCAGCCCCCACCCGATCATGCCGACATGGCCGTCGGCGAGGAGAATGTCCCCGTCTTGGGGCTCGTAGTCGTCGTCCCACGCCCAGTCGTCGCACTGCCCGGACCTTTGCGCCTGGTAGAGGAGGGACCCGGTCCACATGTCACGGGTGAAGATCGGTGCGCCAGCCCACGTAAAGACGGCGCACACCATTTCTGAGCAGTCGACGTTCACCATCCGTGACGTGTCATCCGGCCCGCTGAGCTCATAGATGGTGAGCCGGTCCGGCTGGCTGTAGCCGATACAATCGTTTTGGGTGATCCGGTACGCAATATCGCCCAGAGAACTATTAGTCGTCATTCACATTCACATCCGCGACCGCCAGCACCGCCGTGATGAGCCCGGTGACGACAGGGACCGCCTCCTGTGCGACGACGCCATAGAAGGCAGCGAGCACGAGGACGGCGATGGAAACCCTGTACAGATAGCGTCGGGTCTGAGGCTTGAGATTCATTTTTCCTCCGTGTTCTTGACGACGCGCGAGACGTCGTTCTCTATTTTTTCCAGGCGCTCCATGACGCCGGGTCTACGCGGCACGCCGGGGCGCGCCTCTGTGCCCCGCCAGTCGTCAAGCATCTGCGATACTCGGTGCATTTGGCGGGACATCCATGCAATCATTCCGATCATGACGGTAACGAGGCCACACCATGTCGCCATGATCTCAGCGTTAATATGCAGTGTCACAGGAAAAGCTCCTGAAACGAATTACGGGAAGCTGCACAATCAAAGAATGCCTCCCCGTTCCGGTACCGTGTCCTGAGCCACGCTGGGATATTATCGCTACGAATCAATCCGATCTCCCCCTCCCTGATATCGTCAGTGATAGTATACAGCACCTCGTCCTTCTTGGGCCTCCGGCGCTGGATAAACACGGCCCGTACCGACTTCCACACTGAGAAAGACCCGGCATCGCAGCGGATAGTAAACATGTACCGCGCCCTCCCGTCTTTCTTGCATACGAGTCTGCCGTCGTTGTCGCGGAAGGCGTTATCCACAGCATAGTCCGCGTACGTGGGGTCATAGTGCTCAATGAAGCGGCCGAAACGCGTGTTGCGAACCTCCCTCGCGAATCGTTCGGACTCCACGAAGTGGGCGATCACGAATCCGTCACCGAATTTCACGAACTCGCGATCGCCTGGCATGATCTGCCACTGCGCAAAGTATGGGTTCATGATCGATACACTGTTTGACAGCATGAGGACGCGCGTCTTGTCCTGATACCTGTCCACGGTGCTATAGAAATCCAGTAGCTTACGCACCTCATCAGGCAGGTACCGGGTGATCCCCGTCTCGATAATGAACTCGTCAAAAATGATCGTGGTGACGCTCGGGAACGGTACCGACTTCACATTCCCCGCGGTACTAAGTGCAAGAAAATAGCCGAGCGGAATCCATTTCTTGTCACCCTCCACGCGTCCGCAAGCCGTTCTGCCCTGCATACAGAACTCCCACCCCGGGAACTCGTGAGCAATATCGTCGAAAAACGTCGAAACCTGCTTAAGCTCCGTATTGTAGCGCCGTAAGTAAATGAACGTCTTACCCTGCCGGATAGCGTTCTTAATGGCGATTTTCTTCGCACCATAGGTTTTACCGAGCCCCCGCGCGCCCATCACCATGTTAATGGCAGCGCCGTATGAGAGAACGTTGTCGTAGCTGTAGTATGAAAAATCAGTCACAGGTACCGCCTCAACTCCCACGAACACCCCGCGAACATAGAAAGGTTCCCGTAGTGCGGCTCCGAATGCCCATCCGGCCCCCGAGCGCCGATACTCTCCCCGCCCCCGTCACCGCCAGTACAGTACTCGATATGGCCGCCCCCCGAATACCAGCGGCACACAACCAGATCCCCTTCCTTCACCTGGTCATAGGCGTTGAAAGACCCCTCGCCCTCGGCAACAACCCAGCCGCTGCTGGTGTTGCCGAAGATCTCGGCAGTCCCGCCAGGGCCAATATCAATGTCGCAGCACGTCTTGTACAGCCACCAGCAGAAGCCACTACAGTCAGTGACACCAGTCTGGTCCGGGTGCAGGCGGGCCTCATACCACTGGTGATACTCGAACTTACCGATCGAGTCGATGGCCAGCTGCGTCATCTTAGAAGCATCGCCGCCGCCACCACCTCCGCCGCCGCCGCCGCCAGAATCCTTCTTCTGCTCACGTTTCTCGACCGTTTTTTCGGGACGATAGTATCCGTCAGCGCTAGGGTAGGCCCTAATAGTAGAATCGTCCGTAAGGAAGATGGTGAGGGACCCGTCGTTGCTGGAGCGGATGTATTTGATGCTTTTGGACTTCTCACCCGCTTTCAGGCCGCGGAGCTCGTTCGCACCCATGTCGTTCCCCGACTCGCCCGGGTCCAGTTCCACGCCGTTGGTCTCCAGATTCGCGATCATCCGATAGGCGATCTCATACCGCTGCCCGACCGCATACCACTCACCCTCATACTTGATCGCCGCGGCCATCGAATCAAGGGTCGCCGGGGTGCCCGCACCAGCTGCCAGCCGCCCCAGGATTGCGGCGTAATTCCCCCACCGGTGCATCACCACGATCAGCAGCATGCACGCCTCAGTCTCACCCTCAGGGTCCATCCCCAGCTCACGGCACCTAGGAATATAGTCCTCCTCAAGATCCTGCAACATCTGCGAATTCTGGATCCGGTGCCCCTCATCAGAGTCCAGGGCGGAAGACAGGGCGGAACGGTCGGCGCCACCAAGGTACTGGTACTTCCTGGCGCCGATCGTCCACGAGTCCCTGCCCTCCGCCAGCCAGCCGTCGACGGTACCCCCAAAAGACGTGCCCGCAGAAAACCTCTTCAGCAGGTCGTATGCGCGCCCCTGCGTCCACTGGCCGATGCCGAGGGACAGGGTATCGGGAGCCGAGATGATGCCGTAATCATTGCTCGCCTCCACGGTCGCCAGGGTGGCGATCATGCACTTTTTGTGAGTATCGTCGAAAGCCATGGTGATCAGTGAACAGTAATGTGAGTATTCCTCATGAAAATGGTGGTGTCACGGTCCGTGGGACCAAGGTAACGGAGAGACACCTTGTACTCGCCCGCCCCCTCGTCAGCACGGAAAATCCCCGACACCTGGGAGTGCACATACGCACCCTCCCACGGCCCCTGGGATCCCGCGTTGGCCATCCACACGCCCGCACCCGAGGGCTTCACAAGGTACAGGTACCAGTGGATGGCGTTCGACCCCTGAGTGTCATGGTGGGCGTTGCCGATCACAGTGATGACGTCGTTGGCGTCGAGAGTCATCTTCCCTTCAACAACCGTCTTAGAGGTGGAGTTGTTGTCGGAGCGCATCTTCCGGTCGGTGAGGCCGTCCGTGAACTTGTAGTACCTGGTGCGAAGGTTCGCGGCCGCGTTACCAGCAGTCTTGGCCTCGGCGATACCGCCGGCGAGGCTTGCCGCCGTGTTCTGGGCGTTAGCGGCGGCCGCCGACGCCGCATCCGCCGCCTGGGAGGCGTTATTCGCCGTAGAAATTGCAGAGTTCGAGTTTTTGAGCGCGTTGTTTGCTGAGGACGCCGCCGACGTCGACGCAGCCACCGCCTGCTCCGCCAGCGTCTTCGCCTCACCCGCCTGAATCTTAGCGTTCTGGGCGTCGCCCTTCGCGGTCGCAGACACGGAGAGCGCCGACTGGGCGGCCTCCTTGGCGGCGGCAGTATTGTCGCTGGCGTCGTTGGCGGAGGCGAGGGCGCTTGTGGCGTCCCGGGAGGCGGCCTTCGCGGTGACGAGGGACTCTCCGAGGGTCTCGTCAATCTTGGACATGGCCCCATTGAAGTCTCCGACAATGTTGAAATGGTCGGAGTCAATGTACTGGGGGAGACTGAAATTCTTGGTGTGGTTGGTTGCAGGCATTGTTTTTCTCCTTTATTTAGCGGCAGACCCGCTTTTGCAGGTCCTTGATGCTGGCGGCGGCGATGGCCGACAGTGGCATAGTAGAAATAGGCTCATTGCCTGTCGACAGGGCCTCGTACACCTCGGACAGGGCGAGGGAGACGTGCATGCGGCGCCCCGAGATGGGGGAGTGGATGTATTCGCGGCTGTAGGCGTCAACGAAAATCTTACCCTGGGTCTGGAGTTCACTGATGGTCATGGGCAGGTCGTCCCACTCCTTGCAGGTGAAGCCCGCGCGGGAGTAGTCGGCCGCCAAGAGGCCGTTGACGAGGACCCGGTTGTCGAGGTCACGCATGAAGTTGTCGAGTGTATCGCGGCGCCCTGTGAGCCAGTTGAAGATCTCGACGTGGTCGTGGTGCATTTCCCGCCGGATTTCCTCGCGGATCATCTCGCGGAAGATATCGAAATCGTCGCGGTACTCGTTGATGGCCTCGTTGAGGCGTCTCTTCATCTGGTCCGGGAGGCCCTCGTACTGGCCGACCTCGTCACGAATATCGGACAAGAGTTTGCCGATGCGGGTGTTGTAGTCGGCTGCGAGAGACTCCAGCGACGTGTTGAGTGCGTTCCGTAGGCCCTCGTTCACCCACCTGCGGAGCTCCTCGATCACCTGTAGGTAGGTGAAACCATCACGATACGTGAATGGCACCGTGTTGGTGAGAGCATAGTCATGTGGGACGAGCGAGTAGTCGCCGTCGTCGAATTTGTGTCGCCTAGTAAATTCGGGAATAGATACGGAAAGGCCCGATGTATTCGGATCCGGTGATGCTGTCATTACTACTCCTAATCCCCATGAAAAGCTCCGCGAGCTCACTGATAACCATAAGATCGATGTTAAGGAAGGTCTGCCGCCACGCCGCAATCAGCTGCGCCGTATGACCAGTATACCCCCACGAATGGGCCTCCTGGCTAGATTCTGCCTGATTAGAGCCGCTGCTTTCTGACATTGACTTCGAGGACCCGGAGACCTTGTTGGTTCCCGACCCGCTGGAAGCAACATCCGTGGCGGCGGTCGCATAGTCCTTGTTGCCAGCGAGCCTCACCTGGGGCATCTGCGACTGCACTGTCCTACTTGTGCCATCGTTCGTGCTGTCCGTCAGGTTCTTCGTGTCGGCCTCCTGAGACCCCTTGCTGGCCTGCGAGGAGGCTGATTTCTGACCGCTCGTGCTATGCGTGTCCTGTGTGGACAGCGGATCGATTTCCACGAGTTCAGACAGGTAGAGCTTATTGTAGTACGGCATGATCTCATTCATTTTGGTGGACATCTGCCGTATCCACATGTCAACCGACTCGAGGCCGATCTCGTTGTAGTAGTAGTGGTCAATGATCTTCTGATTCAGGTACTCTCTGTAGGCCTCATCAAAAATAGGGTAGGACGACAGACCTATCCTATTGGTGCCCTGCCGCGCGATCACCTCGCGCAGCTCCATCGTAAAATCAGCCATTCGGGTTCATCCCCTCCATATCGGTCGATCCCAGGCCCCCGCCCAGGCCGCCAAGCATCTGCGGGACCCCGGCGTCAGCGTCGTCATCCAGGTTCCACTCCACTGAGACGTCTAGGCCGAACAGTCTATTGATCTGGTCGCACGCCTGACGGCGCGCGTTCAGGGAAACCGCTCGCATGGCGAGCACCTGACCGGATGACCCGGAGGCCTCCTCGACCACCATGCGCTCTCGCTTCTCACTATTGACATTCATGATACCGAGCATGGTCATGCATTCATTCCAGGTGCGAGACAGAGCCTCGGACACGTACCGGAGCGTGTCCGCACTGATCCCCGTGTTAAATGCAGCCATCTTGTTGGCGAGCGCGTCATGGGTCATCATCTCGGTGCCGAAAATAACCGGCTGACCGTCGACGACCTCTTTGTAGACGTTCGCAAAAGTATTGTATTCGTTGTTGTTGACGGCGATCACGAACGGGTGCCGGGCGTGCAGCATGTCGATCTCGAACGTACGTGCGATCGTGGCGAGCCTCTGCGAGTAGACATCAATAATGTCCATGTCCGGGATACGCATATAGTTCGCCCAGATCGGAACACACTCTTTCGAGTTCAGGGTCTTAGAATACAGCATGTTGCCGTACACATTGTACTCAGTGGGATTGTCGTACATGTTCGGGGTTCCCAGCCCAGTGCCTTTGAGGGCCATGTACCGGGAGTACTCCTGGTCGTAGTAGAAGACAGCGAGAGCGTCTGTGAGCAGCAGCATCTCCAGGTAGCGCATGTCGATAGTGTCCGGCATCCCCTGCCAGTTAAACCGATTCATACACATCTCGGAAATGATTCTCCGGTACATGGACTGGATCACGGCCTCACGGTTCTTCGCCGAATTGACCTTGGTAGCCGGCACCCCGAAGTTCTCGTAAATATTTTCTTTCACATAGTCGCTACGTGTTGAGGGCATTCTCAGATCCTTATCCCCGCGATCGGCTTATTGTCGGCATAGTCGGTGACCCCAATCTTATTCGGGTCCCGCCACACCGTGACTCCCTTTTCAAGGATACCACGAATTGACTGCCGGAAACCCTCAGGGCAGTCGGACGGCGCCAGGTAGGTCTCTTGCATTTTCCAGTACGTAAAATTAGTCATGCACATGAGATCCTGGGGCGGCTGTACCGCGCAGTTCATTGCGTACCCGTACCGGAGCCAGAACTCGCCGATACGGAACACGGCGCCGGAGTCAATGCACTTCTGACGGCACACGATCTTCCAGTCGTCGGTCGCCAGGTTAAAAGCGTCGCCGCCCTGCTGGCCCACCGTAGTCGGCTGAATAAGTTTCGCGTCCTGCGTCTTAGCATTAATACCCGCGATCGCGTTCGCGTAGTCGCCTTGGGCCGCAAACTTCGCCATCGCAAGATTGCTGTCCGCAATACGGGCCGCATACTGGTTACCGAGCCCCGTGATCGCGGACCTCTGCTCGTTGATCATCCGCTGATTTTCCAGGGTGCTACCGTACTGCATTCCCATGTCGAACCCACCCATGATCGCACTTGCCGCCGCGCCACCAATGTTTCCTGACAGGGCCTGCCCCAGTGAGCCAGCCACAGTGTGAACGCCGCTTGACAGTAGCTGATTGTCAGCATTGTACTGGGTGCGAGCGCTATCAAATTGATTGTTCAGATCGGTGGTATCAGCCGCCTGCTGGCGTGAGAGCGCCGCCTGGTTGTAGGAGGTCGCTGCACCCCGTAGCGCCTTCTGCTGCGACCACTCGGCGGACGCGTGCTGGTACACGAGGCTGTGGGCATTGCTGGCCATATAGTTCAGGTAGGAGTTGTTGGTGAGCGCAAACGTCGGGAAGTTCGTGATCCCTGTCATCGCATCAAAGTGCTCTGAATTGTGGTTCTGCCCGTCGGCCACCCACAAGCCCTGGTTCTGACCGTTCACCGTGTACATGATGCGCGGCGACGGCGGCACAATATGAGCCCACTGCGTGATATCCAGACTCTTGCCCTGGATCGTCTCGGGCTTCACCAGGATTGGGGTCCCCGAAAAGGTTGTCACCTCGTACATCATGTAAGGGGACGTCCAGAACTTCCACAAGTGCCGGTACCTCTCCGGAATAATCTCCTCGTCCCTGAAGCCGGGCGCCAAGTTGATGGTCTTGTTGTTCGCCAGGTGGCCTTCGCCGAAACCCTTGGTGAGCGGGTACACCTCGGCGCCGGGGCGGGTGATGTTTGCGCCCTCTTTCCCGTCTTCGGGGCCCTTCGTGTTGGGTGTCGTCACCGAGGTCATGCCATCGAAATTGATGACGCCCTTGGGGATCGCCATGATACTGATGATGCCCTGGGCCACCCAGGGGACGAAAGCCAACGACTGGGCGAGCGTCTCGAAGGCTCCGTTTGTCATCGCATACAGTGAGCACCCGTTCGGCAGGCCCTCCGCCTTAGAACCTGACGCGGCCTGGAACTTGGGGTTCTTCACGTCGCCGTATTCGAGTTCCAGGTCGATCGTGGAGGCGACGATGACGTCGTAGTCGCCGCTGTCGTAGCCGTCCCCGTACCAGGTGGCGGCGACTGTCTCATACCAGGTCTTGCCGATCACGTACTCGGCCCCCATGTCGAGGCCCTCGGGACAGGTGAGGTATTTGCGGCCGTAGTCGTCCCACTGGTTTTCGGCGGCGATACCGACGTGGCCGCGTTCGACGTAGCACCGGTTGACGTAGACGTCCTTGAAGTAGGTCTGCCACACGTCTAGCTGAACACGGATCTCGACCGTGTTGGGGGCCACGTAGACGACGTCGGTGATGAAGTAGAAGAAGCGGTGCCGCCTGCCACCAAACACATTGTTCTCAGCGTAAATGTAGTTGTATTTGTTGGCCTCAGAAAAGGGAATATCCAGACGGATCGGCATACCCTGACCGCAGTAGGTGAGCGACTCAATGATCCGCGTCTGCGGGTCGCGACGCATGTACTTCATCTGCGCCGCCTCAGACGGGAAAACCACCACGTCCCGGTAGTTGCTGTCCCAGTTCACCCAGGTCAGGCACACAGTCGTGCCCGGGGTCCAGATCGCGTAGTCAAAATCCAAGCCGAAATCGCCCGGGCGCCTGTCAGAGTTGATCCGTGTCATAAGAAGATACTACCACACGGGTGCCCGATCGGTATCGCAACCGGCGGTATCGAAATATGTGTGCCCGATCGGTATCGCAACCGGCGGTATCGAAATAGAGAGAAAGAACCGGCCCCCACAACCATTGTGAGGGCCGGCAACAGTGGCGACGCGTCAGCTACGCGGCCACGTGTTCTTCGCCGCGCTAGAGTAGACGGGCACCACGGTCGACACCGGGGTCTTCGTCACCCGCTTACCCGTCGCCGGATCCACGTAGCCCAGGGTCGCCAGCACCGTCAAAGACGCGCTCGTCTCGTCCATGCCGACCTTGAGGATACCCTCATTGTCGATCTGGGTGTGCTGCGAGCTGGCTCCGGTCACCGTGTAGTAGACGCCGAACTCGACCTGATCCGCGTCCGTGGCGGTCACGTTGGCGGCAGCCAGGTAGGTGCGGCCGGGCGTCGCCTTGTAAGAGTCGGAGACGACCTTATCGGTGAGGAGTTCCTTCACCTGACCCATGGCGATCTTGACCTGCTTCGGGGTGATGGTGATCGCGTTGTCGTCGTCGCCGGTCCAGAAGAGGACCGCCGGCACAAACAACGAGGAGGAGATGATGCCCCAGTGGTGCATGAAATAGTTCGTGTACCGGCCGGCTGGGTTCACCTGGGACTGGTTCTCCAGCAGGTTGTCGACGATCACAAAGAAGTCCTTCGTGGTGAGGATCGCCTGCGCCTTGTCGATACCAAAGTTGGCCTTCGGGATCGTGACAATACGACCCTCCATCTGGGCGTACTCGACGTTGAAAGCGCCAGCCCACGCCTCGATACCAATGTTGGCGAGCACCTCGGGGGTGGTGATCAGCACCAGGTCCTCGGGCTTCGCGAACGTCTCCATGTGGGCGGCGTTATACTGCCGCGAAATGAAGGACATGTTGCCGGCGTAGGCCTGCACCTGCTTAATCAGGTTCTTCGCATCCGCGTCGCTGGCGCTCAGCGTCTGGAGATCGGGGCACTTCGCGTGCCAGAAGCCGCCGTTGCTCTCATACTCGGCGAAAAGCGAGCAGATCAGCAGGAACTCGTCCCACTGATCACTCGTGGTAGGCACTGCGAGAATCTGGTTCACATACTTCTGAAGACCATCGGATTCCAGGAAGGCCCGCTTGAGCAAGTCCTGGTTGACGGTGATCTTGTACATGTTCTGCCGGTTGACCGTGTGGAACTGGGAGGCGACGACCGGCTTCTTCTGCGAAAACAGGGCCTCCTCCATGTAGTCGCGCTCGGAGGAGTACTCGTAGGCCTGGATGAGGCCCATCTGGACCTCCTCGATCGTGTCACCGTACTCCAGCATGCCCCGCTTAAAGACGGCGAGGGGATTCTTCCAGGAAATATCGCGCGTGTAGTAGGAGCCGATACGGTTCACCAGGGCGTCAGTGAACTCGTTCCAGTGCTGGGGGTACTTGGTGAGGGCTGCGAGCGTCTGCGAAATATTACCCTTCGTCACCGAGGGGATACGCCGCTTATAGTCGCCGCCCACGTCATTGCGGATCCGCTCCAGCATCTCCGCATTGTCAATATCCCGGATCTTGCCGAGGTTCTTGCTAGGCATTACTTGTCCTCCTTGTCGTCACGCTTCTCGAAGAAAGAGTCGATCCCGCCGTCGTCCTCGTCATCCTCGGAGGAGTCACCGTCAGGCGCCTCCTCCTTCTCGGGGGCGGACTGGGCGTTCACCTGGGTGAGCAGGTCGTAGTTGGCCGCCTTCATGGCGTTCAGCTGCTCCGCGAGGGTGCTGTTTGACTCGGTGAGTTCACCGATTTTGGCCTGGGCGGACGAAAACTGGTCCTGCACGCCCTGATATGTGGCCCTAATGTCGTCGTAGATGGTGGGCGGGACCCCGCCCTCACCGGGGTTTTGCACCGCATTGATCAGTGCCTCGAAATCCATGTTATTACCTCCATATAGCGGTAGGCTGGGATTCACCTAGTGATCCCAGCCTACCATTTTTTCACCGGATTGTCGTAGACGCCCTCAGTCACTGACGAGGTGCACTACCGACCGCCGCACGGCATCACCCGTCGTCACGCGGCGTCGCTCTCAGGGTCGCCTTCCGAGTCCGGAGCCTCTGTGTACCCGTACGCGTGAGCCCAGTCGGTGATCGCGTCGCGCACAATGTCGGCGGTTTCACGCTGGAGCACCCAATGCTGGGCACGAATAAAATCAATAACATCCTTGTTAATGCGAACAGTGAAATTGACCTTCTCCTTCTTGGCCATTATTCAACTCCTATAGGTGTAAAAGAAAATGTTGTTTCTTTCAGGACGACCCCGCCCTTAACTCTCTGTGGAACAAGTTTACCATGCCACTCATGCGGCGCAAGCAGATCCTGAGGCGACACGCCTGCAGCAATCTTACGCGGCAGACCCGCAATATGCGTGTCAGGCCTGCCTTCAATCACCTCACTGTACTGCTTCGCTCTCACGTACACGCCCTCCGTGAAATTCGCCTCATGCTTCCAAGCACCCAGATGCGTCGGATGCACCACACACCCCTCCGGCGGCTCTGTCCCCAGCAAGTGCAGTGAGTCAGTATCGGCATACAGGAATCTATCAAAGTTCCTCTGCGCCGCCCTCACCGTGTAGTCCCGCGCCCACGCCGTCACAAACACCCCCAACGGCGTATACACCGGATCACACGTCTCATGCGGGCCCTTCTTCAACTTCACCACCCCATTCTCCAGCACGGGAATCTTACCTGTCACATCTGTATTCTTAGCGAACTTACCGTACAGCGAATTAAGAAACAATTTAGCAATAGTCCGCTTCCCGCCAGTGGAGACCTCCTTAACATGCATCCATTTGTCAACATAATCCACAATCATATCCTCGGAAGACGCAAAAGAAACGCCACCATGCCACCCTAGGACCTCTAGATCATACTGCTCAGACCACAGCGCATAATCCACCGACGACATAGACAACGTCACCGGCTCCTCAATCAACGTCTGATACTCCGTACCCCGAAAAAACGGGTTCTTCTTCACCTGGATACAAGGAACGTGCCTATCCCTAAGGCGCGCAACAATCGACGCCGACGCCACCCAAAGACCGTCCACCGGAGGGTCACCCGAAAAAATCTCAGGACTACCATACGGCAAAGGCCGAGTTGACATCACATACGGATACAACGAATTCACGTCATAAACAGACCCTGCACCAACAAGACGCCCCGCCATCAAAACATTAGCGTACGTGAAACCACCCCTATACGCGTCACGGACACTCGCGTCAACCTCAGTGCTAAGCGTAGGAAACCTCTTCGAAAACTGGGCCGCCCCACCAATAGAATCCTTGTACTCAGCCATGGAATCAGATGACGCCGTCATGCGCGTCATCCCCTGAGACAACAGCTCACGCATAGCCATCGCCACGATCAGCACATCCCTTCGCAGATAATCCCACTCCTCATCAGACGGCTCATACCCCTCCGAACGAGGCGAGTCATAGTCGATCTCCCCCTTAGACTCCGGAACATCGAATGCCGTCGATATCGCACTCACCGGCATAGGGATCTTCTTGTACGAGTCCCGGTACTCGGTAATCCGACCCTCAAAATTCACCGTGATGCTATAGAACTTACCCATCCCATCAATAAGCGTGGAAAAAGACTGAGGGGCCTCAGGCCTATCCTTGACATGAACATATCCCCGCCTCAACAGTGCGTCAATAATGAACGACCCATCGTACGCCAAGTTGTGGAAATAAGTGACAGACGGGTTCTCTGACGACCAATCAAAAAACGAATCAATATCCAGCCCCGTCGCATAGCTGCCAAGATCATGCACGCTCATAGACCCCCAGCACCACACCCGACAATCCTCTGGATCTGTCGTGCACTCAAAGTCCGCGACCCTGACGTGCTGCTCTGCGCCGCTTCCGCTTCTTTGCTTCACGCTGCTTCTTTCGCTTCGCACGCCGACGCTCCTTCGCTAGTTCAGGACTGGTCTGAAAATCAAGTGAATCTGCCATGTCAACCATCTCGGAAAGGTTGTCGGCCACCGTCTCCTGAGAATCAACAAGGCCATCCAAATACCCCTGCGCAATGCCCTCCTGACCCTGCATCGCCACCCCGTCATACATCATGGAAAGTTCGTCAGCGAACTTTGAATCATTAGACCACAGGAACCAGAATTTTTTGTCATCAAGGTTGTCGATCTTCTTCTTCAACTGCGCGTACTGAGACGTCCCAATGCGCTGAATCATCTCATCAATCTGATTCCGGGCGGCACGAATGTTCTTCTGCCTGCCGCGAGTCGTGTTCTGTTCAGCAATCGCGTCAGCAATCCGAAGAGCGCCCTTATCGGAGTAGTATCGCGTCGGCACAGGGAGCGACTTCTTGTTGTAGGAGTAGTTGGTCCCTGACTCCAAATACTGCTTCCTCGGCCTAAAGTGCTCGTCATACTCGTCAACCGGCACACCCACCCACGGGATGAACGTACCGCCAATCTCCCTGCGCTCGGCGGCCTTCAGCTTGTTGTCACGGTCGTACTGATAGATCACCCGTGCCATCGCATGCTTCGAAATAATACTGTCACCCGCGCCACGGTAGTAGCCCACCACATTTGAATTAAAATTCTCCAACCGCTCAATATGCTTTTCTACCTGTCGCGTCGTCATGCGGTCGATCGTTGACTTACGCGGATCATACTTCGTGCCCGTAATATCCACGCCGTACTTGCCGTTATTGATGTGATCCATCGTGGTCCCGCGCGTGCCCTCGGGCGCATATGTGCCAGCCTTGATCTGAGCGATCTTCTGATCGGATTTAGCCTGCAACGCGTGCGCCCTCGCACGAAGGTCCGATAGTGACATGAAAAAACTCCTCCCGCCCCATCCCGTGGGGCGGGAGGAGCGACCATCCCTTCTAGCGGTTAGATCCTATCACACGACCGACAGGGTCAGGTAACGGAACATGCTGTTACGGCGCGTCGACTTCTCGTCCACCTTCACCGTCAGGGGAGCCCCCCAGGTGCGAGGCGAACCAAAGATCGACAGGATGTTGCGAATCGAGTTGAAGACCCCGTTAGAGGTGGCAGCGTACACGCTACCATCGTCGAGGACGATCACGCTGCGGGGCACAGAGATGGTCTCATCCGTCTCGTCAGAGACAACCTCCACCTCCTGAACAATGAAGTCGACGACATGTACGGTTTTGCCGACAAGGTCGCGCAGGCTCTCAGCGCTGTTGATCGCCGTGTAGACGGTCTTCTTTCCCTCGTCAGTGGAAGCGTCGACGGTGCTGAAGAAGCCGGCGGACTGCATCTCAGCGTTCAGGTTGATTCGAGCGATATCGGTAGACATAATGTTTCTCCTTTGTTTGTGTCAGAAAAGTGTGGGGTCGGGGTTGACGTTGAGCTTCGAGTCGGGGATCGGGGCAACGCCGGACTCCCGTCCAGAAAGTTCAATAACCCTTGCTGTCAGGAAATGAATCTCCTCATCTGTCGTATCCAGTGATGGCATGGAAGCGGCCGCCTTCACCCGGTAGCCTTCCAGGACCTGTGCAATCACGTGAGACTTGTCATCAGTGATCAGAATATTCATCTTGGGGTTGTCGCACTTGACAATATACTGCCCCGTATTCGCCGACTTATACGACAGTTCAATAATGTCGCCGTATGCAGTGAACTTCTTCTTATGATCGGTGAGTTTCATATGCGTACACTCCTTTTTCTTGTGAGCATGTCTCTACACATAAACCAAACAGTGACTCAATGTCCCCCTTAGATGAAAGGTCGATCAATGACTGCATGTGCAGGTCGAATATTGGGTGAAAGTCATTTGGTTGGCGCATAACAACACTAGTTGCGTCATGGTATGAGGAGATTTCGAGTGTGAAATTCATGAACTTACATGTACACTTATCCCCGCTCACCTCAAACAAGACGTCCGATGTCAAGTCATAAAAATTAAACTCTTTCCGCCACTTCATATGAGACCTCTCTCAGCCATGTGATCCAACAACTCATGCGGATCAATGAATGCCGCGAACTGACCGTTAGTCTCCACCCACGATGAAATCGATGATATTTCCACTATCATAGACGGAGTCTCCATTCTGAACTTTGTTGCCGTCTTCGACAGGGCGCCCGCGAGTTGAATAAGAATATCCCTGCTCATAGCTCTTCTCAATATTCTGGACTGAAACATAGAAAATGCAGTTCACCAAAAACCAGTACGCGGCAATCATTGTGAGCACAACCATCACGATCAGCATCGCAGTGTCGCCGCCCGTCCACTTACTTCTCATCTTTCTCGTCCTCCTCAAAATAAATTTCGGTAGAATAAATCTCGGCAACGTGATCACGTGAAATTTCAACCGTCTTCAAGTACCATGCTCCATCAATAAACCGTACGGTCATATTCTGGTGAGGGAAATAATACGTCGTGTCAGAAATCCTGTAAGACCCAATCAACGCAACGAGTGCCCCGTCTTTCCAGTGCATTTCCATTCCTTCTCTAGCGCCTTCCACACTTCTTCGTCGTCCTTACCCTCAAGATATACCTTGAGGAAGCCGTCAAAAGTAATCACTTCACCACTGGCTAAAAACGGTTCGGAGTGGGTATTGGCATTGATTTTCACTTGGGTACGTTCCAGCTGGGCATCGCTCATTTGGGAGGCAATGGTACGCTTCCAGATAAGTTCGTATAGGCGTACTTGGTCTGCTTCGGCTCTTACCGTATGAGCTGCCATATCGGTAGGGCGAATGGCCTCGTGTGCTTCTTGGGCACCCTTGGAGTGGGAGGTATATTGTCGGGTTTTGCTATATTTGGCTCCATAGGCATGGGTGATCTCCTGCTGGGCAGCGGCGAGTGCCTCTGGGGATAGGTTTACACTATCGGTACGCATATAGGTGATAAGCCCTGATTCATACAATCGCTGAGCGAGTTGCATAGTCTTGGATACAGAGAAATGGAGCTTGCGGGAAGCCTCTTGCTGAAGGGTAGAGGTGGTAAAGGGAGGTGCTGGAGATTTTTTGGTGGGTTTAGTTTCTAAACTACCCACAGTGAAGGTAGCTCCTATATTCTGCTCAAGGAATGCTCTGGCTGCTTGGGTTGGGAAAGATTTATTCGTTTGGGTCTTGATAAGCTTGCCCTCAGCGGTGAGAAACTCGGCGGTAATCTTGTAAGAGGCTTCACTCTTAAAGTCCTGTATTTCACGTTCGCGCTCTACAATTAGGCGTACTGATACCGATTGTACACGTCCAGCCGAGAGGCCTTTGCGTATCTTCTTCCACAGTACAGGAGAGAGTTCATACCCCACTAGGCGGTCAAGCACACGTCGCGCTTGCTGGGCATTGACTAAGTTATAGTCTATTCCACGTGGATTCTTTATGGCGTGTTCTATGGCAGATTTAGTAATGGAGTTAAACACAATACGCTTGGTTTTCTCCTGTGGCAATTTGAGTTCCTCGGCTAAGTGCCACGCTAT